GGCCGTGCCTGCCGTGCCGCTGGTGGCCGAGACTGTTCCGGTGATGCCGTAGGCGGCGGCCGGGTTGCCGGCGCTGCTACTGGTGGCGCTGGTGGTGCCGATGGCGGGGAGTTCGGCAGGGCCGCCGACGAAGCTTGCGGCTCCGGTGGTGAACGAGGTTCCGGCGATCGTGCCGGACGTGCTGAAACGTCCGGTGGGTAGGGTGGAGTCGGTGCCGCTGACAGCATCTATGGCCCCTTCGACCGGGTATGCGGCCGAGATTGTGCCGCTGCTGTCGCTCTGTGCGTCGGTCTGACCGTCGACCGCCAGGTGAGCCGTGACGGTGCCTGCGGTGGCTGTCTCGGCTGCGGTGCTGCCATCGGCGGGGTAGAGGGCGGTGGGTTGGCCGGTGGTGTCGCTGACCGCTGCGGCTTGTCCGGCACCTGCGAGCTGGGCTGCGAGGTCGCCCGCCGTGTCGGTGACGACGGCGATGGTGCCGGTGGTGGGCGTGGTGCGAACCGCGTCGCCAGCAGCGCTCGTGACGCCCGAAACTGATCCGGTGGCGGGGAGGCGTGTGGTGACGTTCCCTGCCGCTGTCGAGGTGCCGACTACTGAGCCGAGGGTGGGCAGCAGTGACGTGACGGTGCCGGTCGAGTTCGACGTCGCGGCGACAGTGCCGGACGTAGGAAGCAAGCTGGCGATGCTGCCGACCGTGCTGCTCGTGGCTGCGACGGTCCCTGTCGCTGCGGCGGGAACCTTCGTTGGTGAACCGCTGGTCGACGACGTGCCCGCGACGGAGCCGGTGGTGACCAGCCGCGCGGTTACTGAGCCTGCGGTCGTGCTCGAGCCAGCAGCAGAGCCCGTGGTGACCAGGAGGGAGGTCAGCGTGCCGGACGTGCCACTGACTCCGGCGACGGTGCCGGATACGGCCTGCGGAACCTTCGTCGCAGACCCCGAGACACCCGAGACGCCTGCGACCGTGCCGCTGGCGACGAGCCGAGCTGCGGGTGTGCCGCTGGTGCCCGACGTGGCCGGTACTGCACCAGTGGAGGCGAGGAGGATCCCGACCGCACCGACGACCGCGCTGGTGGCCGCAACGGATGCCGCTGACGGCAGCAGCGATGTTGGCGACCCGGTAGCGGTCGACGTTGAGGCCGCCGTGCCGGTGACGTCGTAGGTGGTTGCCGTCTGTGCGAACAGCGGGATCAGCGGCACGGCTTACCCCCTACGACTGGGTGCATGATTGGACCCCTAGGGCTGCGTGTACTCAGTCCAGTCCATGTAGGCCACCCACTTGTCGGTGGCCGGGTTACCCGTCGTCGCCGTCGCCAGGTCGAGCGTGACCGCCAGACCCTCCAGTGCGCGGAGGATCACGTTCACCTCACCGTTCAAGAACTGGGCGGTGTCGACCATCTCGTAGCCGGCGGCGGTAATCAGCCGCGGACCCTCGATCTGCGCGATGGGGGTGGACGGGTTGTTCACGATGGTGAGCGCAGACGCCGACAGGGTGCCGGCCTGGGCTGCACAGTCCGCCGAGGAGTCACCCCACAGTGTGATCGAGGCGTCGGAGGTCTGGTTGGTGTCGAGGCCCACCTTCGCCAGCGACGTGCCGCCCGTGGGTAGCGCCTTGAACCTGTGGAGCCGGATCAGCGGCGGGATGATCGTCTGTGCCTTGACGGCGGTCTGGAGCACATCCACGACGACCCGGTTGACCCGCGCCAGGACAGCCGACCCGGTGGCGTTGTGGATCGCCATGAGCCGCTGCGTGGTGACCGCACGACCAGGAGTGACGAATGTGGCGCAGCGTCCCCGGAACGTCTCGATCCAGGGATCCTTGATCGCGACGTACTGCACCCACGGGTCGGTCGATGTGGACCCTTCGCGGTATCCCTTGGCGGCGACACCAGCGGTTGAGGTGGCGTTGAAGTCGGGCATGTCAGGTGAGCGTCACCTGGCAGGCACCGACAGCCCAGGTGAGCTGATCCCCGATGGCGACGGTGCGGGAGGAGCTGAGGGTGGTCCAGTCGGTCCGCTGGGTGCCAGCCGTGGATGCCGAGTAGATCGCGAAGTGGGTCACCGTGCCGCCGCTTGTGGCGGCAGCGGAGGTGAGGGCGTTCGCGTTGGCCTTTACGGACGGGTCTGCCGCTGTGGCAGCCGCCCAGCCGGTCGCCCCGATCGAGGTGCGGGCGAGGCCGGCGAACTCCGAGGTGCCGTTCACCGAGTAGGCGATGTAGTCGGTGGCGCCCGTGGTGGGGAACCGGGCGTCGAGTGTCGCCTGCGATTCGGTGGTGGTCAGTCCAGCCATGTGATGCTCCTAGTTGTTCAGTGATCCGTATTTCGGCCGTTCGTGGGTTCCGGAGGGGGCGGTACGGCGATGTTCTGCCGCTCCAAAGCGACCTGGAGACGCCGCGCATACGCCATCCAGTTATCGAGCCGCGTCTCCACGGCCTCACACCGCTGCTTGCAGTCCTCGAGCTCCTGCTCCACCGCGTCGGCCCGCTCGTCGGCCTTGTCGGCTCGCGCCTCGGCCCGCTCAGCCCGGTCAGCGAACGTCTTCGCCCACTCCCGCGCATCACCCGAGATCGCAACCTCACCCGTCGCCTCGGTCGCCTTCGCCCCGGCGCGGACCTGGGGCATCCCGAACAGGCCGGTGATGATGGAAGCGCCCGCTCCACCAACGACGGCGAGGAGCACAGTGACGATCGTCTGCCCAGTCACTACTGCCCCCCGTTGTTCAGTCGTGCCACCTGCTCCCGCACCCACCTCAATCGGACGGTGATCTGCCGGACGCGCCAGAGGCAGGAGAGCGCGTATGCGATGTGGACGAAAGCGGTGTAGGCGACGTCGGGGGCGACTGCGAAGACGAGCCACGAGTAGATGCCGGCTGCAACTCCGACGACAGCAAGCCCTGCACGTTCGACGACCAGGCCGGTCCAGGTGCGGGGCCCCCACATGCCGGCGAGGGCAGTGCGGGATCCGGTGAGGAGGCAGATCCCCCAGAGGGTGACGGCGGTCGCGTCGAGGGCGTCGTCGAGGATGGTGGACCCGGTTGCGCCTTCAACTAGTCCGATGGCTGCGACTACAGAGAGGACGAGCAAGAAGAGCTGGTGCGGGTTGCGTTGTGAGTAGAGCGGGTCACCCAACTGGCGGAAGGGGAGTTCGGGGAGTTCGCCGCGTCGGCGGCTCACTGGGTCGTCTCGCGTCGCGCGAGGGAGCGTGCGGTGGCTGCTTGTGCGACGGCCATTCCTGCGACCCACATTCCTGAGGTGTAGGAGACGAGCGGGGAGGCGAACGCGGAGCCGGCGAGGACGACGGCCCAGAATCCGGCGAGGAAGGAGCCGGGTATGAGGGCGAGCTGGTAGATGGCGCGGCGGTGGGTGAGTAGCGCGGCGGCTTCGAGGGTGGCGACGGCGATGAACACCCAACCCCAGGCGTGGATGCTCATGATGATTTTGGCGACGTCGAATGCGGGGCCGCTTGTGCGTGAGGCGTCTTGGAGGAGGAACGCGAGTCCGACGCCTAGGTAGAGGGCCGGGTAGAGGGGGAGGGTGATGCGGCTGGCGGCGGTCACGTGGGCGCGGTCGAGGGGCATCACTGCCTCCTTACTGGTAGCCGCCGAAGATGCGGGTGGCTTTGCTTGCGGGCACGATGCGGGGGGCGGAGGTGATGCCGCGTCCGTCGTCGCGGGGCCAGAGGCGTGCGACCGGGGTTACACCGTCGTCGTGTGTGACGACGACATATGCCTCGTGGATGTAGGTCCACACGTCACCCGACGTCGAACCCTCTTGCGCGATGTTCAGCTTGAGGGTGCCGGCTGCGAGGGTGGCGGCGAAAGCGTCAGGGTCAGGGATGTCGACGGTCCGCGTGTACCAGGCTGGGGTGGCTTCTGCTTGGGCGAACAGGAGGGTGTCGACGCCGAGCATGAACACACTCAGGTCGTCCGAGAAAACACCCGTCTCGAACAGGAACGGCGGGGTGACGGGACAGTCGGTGCTAGCCCGCACATGGTAGGTCAGCGAGGTCGGCGAGGCTGGCAGAGACACCGGGTCGAGGTAGGACTGCGCGAAAACCTCAGACGTGCCCTCATAAACTGTGGCGGAGGTGGCGTCATCGGCGTCGTTCCACTGCGGCGGTGGACCAACCGGGGGAATGTCGGTCCCGAAGTTGACAACCGACTCCACCGCCCCCGGATACAGGGCCGTGGTCGCCACCTACGCCCCCGGCTCCAACTGGGGCCACATGACCCGACCGGCCGGGATCACCGTGTCACGGTCCGCGTACACCGCCACATACAGGACGGGCAGCGCGAACGTCGCGTACCCGAACCCGGCCTCGTCGTCCCACAAGCCGGTCAACGCGCCGCCATCGGTCTTCGACGACGGGTGGTAGCCGAGGGGCTGATCCGGGTCGCCGGCCGCATACACGAGCGCATGGTCGTCGAGCTTGTTGCGGGTCGCCTCAGTGGTCCAATCGGACCTGTCCGCGAGAGGGTTCGGGACCAGCGCGTCGAGACGTTCCGGGGTGATCTTCTGCGCGAACACTGCACACGCGAACTCAGCGTCCGGGTTGGTCCGCAACCTCAGCCGCGCGATAGTGCCAGCCTGCCCGGCGACAACCTCGAACACAGTCCAGCGGCCACCACGCACCGACACGTCATCGCCGAGGAGGCCGCCGACCTCGGAGAACTCCCCGATCGCGTCCTTCACCAACCCGCTAGAACGATGGTCACGCAGCCATGCACGGGCCGGGTCACGCCGCGAATCACGGTTCCGGGCGATGACCTCCCACACCGCGATCGTGTCCCGCGCACGAGTGTCAACAGAGGCGGTGACCGTCCCCCCACGCACCTCAGCAGCCGACACATGCACCGTGATCCCGCCAGCAAAATGCGGCAACCGCAGGTTCATGCCAGGTCGCAGATCCAGGGCGGGCATCACCGTGATCGGGTCACCCGGAGTGTGATCCCCAGCCACCAGCGCACCCGTGTTGAACGTGACCGTCCCAACCCAGTTGTCCGCGGCAGCCACACGTTCACGGCGAGCCCACCGCACCATCTGATGCCGCTTGAACCCGACCCCGAAGTCCACCTCACGGTCGACCTTCATCACACGCCGGTCATAGTCCGGGTTCGACCCGATGATCGCACCCGACCCCGAACGCCTCCAACGACGCGTCTCCGGGGCCTGCGCCAACGGCTCAACATGTGACCAGCCAAGCGAAAACCCGGTCGCGTTCAGGTCGAACAACGCATCCCACGACGCCTCATTCATGTGCCCCGACTGTGCGAGACCAGCGTCGTCCTGCAACGCCTCGATCGCCTCAGTCACGTCCGCGTCAAACCCGCCCGGCGAATCACGCCGCGACAGATACCCGAACACCTGGAGCCGGTTGATCATCACCGTCACACCGTCACCAGTGTCAGTGTCCGCGTCAGTGGTGCCCTCAGCGAACGACGAACCATCCGCCATCGGATACGGCGCCGGATCACCCTGCTTCAACCCCGGATACACGCCACCGAGGACACGCACCCCATCGGGGGTGACACCGGTCCCGAAGACCCGGTTGGGTTCCTCAGAGATGTCGCGACGCAGATCCGCCTCCACATACCGGCCATCCGCGTACACGGTGCCGTGGATCGTGGTCGTGTCCTTCAACGCGAGACGCCACACGCCGTCAGCGTCGGGCATGATCGTCCACTGGTCGCCCGCCTTCGTCACCCCGAGCGCACACAGACGGTTCAAGTACTCGAGCTGATCCATGCCACCGAAAGCGTTGATGTCGATCCCCGTGTCCGGGCCAAGGAACGGCTCGAGCCGGATCCCGATCTGATGCATCGCCAGCCACACACGACGCCCAAGGTCGCGAGTCTTCCGCCACAACGGCACCGGGTGATGCATCAACGCGGCCGGCCCAGACGCTTCACCGCCGAGCTGCACCGTCAACGACCGGCCGGTCACGTCGAACGCGACGATCCGGCCCTTGTAATCGGTGGCGACCACGTTGCCATCTGCGTCGACCCGCTGCTGCTTCACCGTCGCACCGGGGACCAGCCAGGCGAGCTCACCGACGCCGGGTTCCTCGAACGCCGCATACACCTGCGGCAACGTCAACGTGCCAGGGCCGTACATGAGGGGCTGGATGAGGTCGTAGTCCAGTGGCGGGGTGGGGATGTTTCGGAGGTAGGTGATGTCATAGCCGTTGACGACGATCCGGTGCCGCAGCCGTGCCACCTTCTCCGAGGTCACATCAACCATCGGTTGCCCGTCGAGGATCACGGGAGCCGGGAAAGCGTGCGCCACGTCATAGGCGACAGCGGGCACAAGGCTGTCGGGGACGGGCGCGACCGCAGGTTCCCAAGTGCCGACACCGACACCGGAGCGGCTACGACCCCCGACAAGGTTGCTGACAACCGACCGGGTGTAATCCTCATCGCCCCCCCCCGCCAGCGCCTCGTCGGTCTCGACCGCAAGGCCGAGGGGGATGATGATCCCAGAAACGAACACGCCACCCAAGGCGGTATCCGTCTCGACAGCTTGCCCCAGAGTCAGCGACAGGGAAACCTTGAACGCAGAGTCCGTCTCAGTAGCCAACCCGCCGACGACCACAACACTGACCGTCCCAGCGGACGCAGAATCGGTCTCGACGGCCTGACCCAGCGCAACGATCTGGCCCGTCTGGATCGAACCAGCGAGCGCAACATCCGTCTCAACCGGCAGGCCGCCAGAGACCCGAGCACCAGCAGTCACCGAACCAGCAGACGCCGAATCCGTCTCGGTCGACAAACCACCCGTGATCGTGGTCGGGCCACCACTCAACCCAGCGGAGTAGTGGGCAGCCATCCGCGTCGGCCCGATGTTGGTGCCATACAAGGCACACTGGCCGATGGTCCCAGCGAAGAACGAGTCCGAGTTACGCTGCGCCACACGCAACGGGTTCGGCGACGTGCTCAACGTCGCGCGGGCGACAGTGTTCTCCTGAACCCCATCGACCTCGAGGATGAGGGTGCTGCCCGTCCACCGGGCGCACACGTAATGCCAGTTCCCGTCGTTGACGGTCGTGGTGCCGATCGCGGTCGCCTCAGCGCCACCACTCAGGGTGCTACCAGCGAACGCCTTCCCGCCCGTGACACCGATACGGTAGTTCGCCGGGTTCGCGCCACGACCGAAAATCGTCCCAGCCGTCGCCGTGGTCTTGAACCACGCCTCGATCGTGAACTCCGTCGAGACATTCATCCACGACGCAGACGCGATCTGCCCGTACTGCGTCGTCCCATTGAACAGGGCAGCCGTGTCCGACGACCCAGCCAGCGGACCCGTCTGCCCCAACGTGGGAGACGCCGTATACGTGCCGGCGCGACTGTTCCCCGACGAATCGACCATCGTCGTACCGGAAGCCTCAGCCAGCTTCCAATACACGAGAGGGCTGTCCGCTAGAACCTCAGACGAGTACGACACAGAGCCCCCTCACGCGGTCGGCTAGAAACGTGCGGGGGTCGCTCAGGAGGCGCGGTAGAAACCCGCAGAGTTGAAGGCGAACGTGATGTCGCCTCCCGCGGGGGTCGCCACGGCGTCGAGCTTCACCAGCGGCACAATGTTCGAGTCGGTGCCTGACGTGGTGTCGGCGTCGTAACAGATCAGGATCGCCGAGATCGCGTTCCCCGTCGCGGCGGTCCAGGTGATGTCCGCGGCGTCCACATCAACCCGGTTGTTCGTGTCATCCACCGTCACAGTCACCGACGCCAGAGTCTTCCGGCCCATCGTCGACTGCTCGTTGTTCGACGCCGCAAGCAGAGTCGCCAGATCGTCATAATCCTGCAACGTGGCATCGGACTCGATGCCCGTCGTCTCGATCGGGACAGCGATCAGAGCGTCATTGGCGGCCGGGAGGGTCGCATAGTAGGCAACCTTCCCCTTCGCGATATTTAGCACAGTGTCAGCCACGGTCAGGGCTCCTCATCAGTAGTCAAAGCGTCGCCATAAAACAAGCTGATCTGAACAATCGGGCCACCACCAGCACCCGTCACCTGCACCGAGTCAGCCAACTCGCCACAGTCCCACCAGTTGCCGTCTGAGCCATACAGAGCCCAATGAGTCGCCTCATCCCACTCGCCCGTCGAATCCGGGAACGTCAACGTCGCCGTCAACGTCTCGACGCCGTCATCAACCCAATCGGCCGGATCCACGCGCACCCGCGCATACCCGCCACCAGTGACCTCAACGCCGCCGCCATCCAACGGATCCAACATCGGGTCACCCGCAAACAGCGCGGCGTCGTGATACGTCGGCGCATCCGCGGCAGCATCCGGGCCATAGTCATTCAGCAACGACGCCAAACGGGCAGCCTGGTCACGAATCGGCATCAGGACACCCCCGGCTGCAACGGAACAACAACAGACGCCACCGCCATAAACGCACCAGCCATCCCCGAATCCAACGGCTCCCACGTCGGCAACTCCGGGTCAGCCCAGAACGTCTGAGCAACCCCGTCGACAGTCAACGTGAGCTCGTAAGCCCACTGAGAAAACGCCGCATCCAAGGCCGCACGGTTCGCCTCAAGGTCCGCGGTCGACGTGCCATGCGCATAGATCCGCAACGACACACTGCCTAGGTCGCGCACAAACGACAGAAGCTGCTTCCCGCCGAACAACTCAGAATCCGGCGCATACGTCTTCCGCAAAGCAAAGTTCGCGCGCCCAATCCCATCCTCCGGCAGATGAAAATCAACCCCGAACGGGTCGCCATCGATCACCAGATCCGGCAGCGACAACGCAGTCCGGTCGATCGTCACAGACGCGATCACCGCCGACCCCCAAGCGCCGCCTGCTGGCTACGCCGCTGCGTCTGCCGCAGGAAGTCGTTGTAGTCATGCGCCTGAACGTTCACGCTGTTGATGTTCACGCCGCCATGAACGAACGGGACACCGTTGTCGAGGCCACGCTGCGCGAGAGCATCGATGCCAGCCTGGAGGGTACGGATCTGGCCGATCGCCTTCTCATAACCCGAAAGCCCCACCCACGTCTTGATCTGACGCGGAGTGCCATCCAAGACACGCTGATAACGCTTGAGGATCGGCGTCGCGTGATCGATAGCGAGCTCGACACCCTCAAACGCCCCCTTCGCGTGAATCGCGAAGTCATCCCACGACTTGTTGAACTCAGCAAAGTTCTTCTTGAACTCCGGGGGCAGCGGAAGTTTCTGGCTCTCAATCTTCCCGCCGACACCGATCGGGATGAACGGTGCGATCCCCGGAAGAGAACCGATGCCCTTGCCGCCGCCGCCACCACCGAAACCCGACCCACCAGCCCCGAAACCCTGATTGGTCACAAACACAGGAACCGGCTTCGCGAGGCCCAAGGCGCGGCCCGCTGTTCCGAGCGCCCCGCCACCGCCAAGACTCCCGCCGCGCAGCTTCGCAGCCCCGACACCACCGACCAGAGCGACCAGACCCGCATACTTCGCCGGGTCCGGGAGATCGTCGAGGAACCCGACCAGATCCTTACCCCGGCTGGCCGCGTCACCCAGGAACCCGGCAACCTTCTTGATCGCCGGCACCCCAGTCTTCTCCATGAACCCGAAGAAGTGCTCCGTCGCCGGAATCGCGTCCTGCCGGATGATCCGCTGAAAGTCGTCGACATACGGCAACAACTCCGTGCCGATCGTCTCCTTGAGATTGCCCAGCGCCACATCGAGCTTGTCAGACTCCGTAGCCTGAGCCGCCGCCGCGCCACCAAACTCCGACGACAACTCAGCCAGAATGACCTTCTGAGCCTTCGCAACATTGCCCTCTTCGACGTACTGCGCGATCCGTCGCTTCTGCTGCTCATCGAACGTGACACCCACCCGAGTCAGGGCAGTGATGCCTCTGACTGGATCGTTCAGCGCCTTACCGAGCTGGATGGCCGCCGACTTGGCGTCCGTCCCCATCGCCGCAGACAAGTCCACCAGCGTCGTCAAGGACTGGTCGAAGATCTTGTTGCTCTCACCCGCCTCATTGCGGATGTTCTTGAACGTCAGGAGCATGTTCGCGCCGGACTGGATGACCTCATCGTCGATGCCGGCCTTCTCGGAAAGCCGCCCCGACAGGGCCTCAATCTCCGCGGCCGTGACCTTCGCCGCCCCACCCGTCGCACGGATCGTCGACGCAGTGAGCGCACCAACCTTCTGAGCCTCACGAGCCTCATCAAGCGACGACGCCGCCAACCTGATCCCCGCAGTGGCCGCGCCAACAATGCCGAGACTGATCCCGACAGCGGCCCGCTTGAAGCCGGCCGAGAATCGTGACGCAGAACGGCGACCAGCAGCATCCATCGCCGGGTCGACCTGCCGCGACAGCGACGTGCTGAAACCAGTGGTATCGGGACGGACGCCGAGCTCAGCCCAACCAATATTCTCGGTCACGACGCCTCCTTCTCCTGCTTGGCCTTCTTCTCGGCGTAGTGATTGATCCGGCCCCGCATGTGCGCGGCTCGAGCGGACTCCCGATCGGCCCGGATCTGCGAGTGCGTCGCCGACTCATACGGCAACGCAGAAACAAGCAGAAGCATCCGGCGCATCGACAACCCCGACACACCACCGTGGGGGCGATAGAAGTCGCGGAAGTCGACCCCCTGAAACGCAAGGTCGGCCTCTACCGGACCCGCATAGGCGCGGATCACTTGGCAGAGGCCGGCGATTCCCCCGAGTCAGCGAAACCGAGCGCATCCGACACGGCGTTAAGGAGATCCATCGCGTCCCGCTGCGTCGGCCGCAAAGACCGGAACTCAGCCAGCGTCCTATCGGGCAGCAGCTCGTGGAGGAAGGTGGGCCACTGCTCTTGCTCAGCCGCCACGACGGCCGCGAACGGCCAGTCCATGCGGTATCGCGGAACCTCGAACGGGGTCAGGTTCCGCCACCTCACGGTCGCGGTCTCCGCGCCCTCAGCCTCGGCCTGGATCGCTTCTTCACTCATCGCGGTTCCTTCTCGATCGCGGTTCGTGGAAAGGACGGACGGGGCGAACCGCGGAGAACTCCCCGCCCGTCCGTTCGTGTCACGCCTCTCGGGCGTGCCCCTGCGCAATGAGGGTCCGCGCCTGCTCGGCCGGCAGAGTGCGCGTGGCACCCGCCTTCAAGCCGCGAGACGCACGCACAAAGACGACCTTGATCTTGTCGTCGGACTTCTTCTCATCGGTCACGACGCGGCACCCTTGTAGACCTTCCAGTACACGGGGTCACCGGAGGTCGTGTCGGGGTAGATCTTCACGGTCACCTGCATCGAAGCAAGGCCGTCCTCGTTCTCAGAGACGTCACCGATCGCGTCGATCTCGGCATAGTTCTTCGAGATCATGCGCTTGATGACATCACCCGTGCGGACCTCGAACGCGATCTTGAACTGGTCCTGGAGGTTCCGGGCCGCCAGCTCTCCCGAGTAGGTGCCCGAGCCGAACGTCACACCCGAGGCGTCGTAACGCAGCCCAAGAGTGGTCTCGTTGTCCTCAAGCGCGGTGAACGTCCGCGTGATGGCGAGATCCTTGCGGGTCGTGGCAACAACCCCGACTCCCCACCCGGTGTGATCGGTAGAGGTGTTAGTCTGCGACTCGGTGAATCCCGCAGAACCATCGAGGATGCCCACGAAGTCCCAGTTGCCAGCGGTGAGCAGGAAGTCCGCCCCAGCGGTCGGGTCGGTTGCCGTCAGAGGGCCGATCAAGACATCGGCCTCGGCCCACACTGCGACGTTGTCGACGTCTCCAGCCATGATTTGCTCCCTTAGGGGTCAGTGGATGAGGTCCGCGGTTCGCCGCCGAGGGGCGGCAGAATCAGAGCGCCGAGGGGCGCAGAGAGAAGCGGGCCGTGAAGCTCGCAAAGGTGTAGCCGGTATCGGGATCCGAGCCCTCGAGCCGGCCAGTGAGGATCCGGGTGGCGAACACGTCGCCGTCGCCGGGATGGGTGGCGACGAGGCCCTGGACGAGCGCAGCCGCCTGCTTCGCCTTGCTGCCCTGCCCCTTGGCAGCCCAAGCAGTGAAACGGACGGTGGCACGTTCAGTCGCCGGATACTCGACAGTCGGGGTGCCGTCGAGCTCGACCTGGAGGACAGTGGTGCCAGCCGCAGGGCTGGAGGTCGGGAACGAAGCGGTCACGGCGGTCGGCTTGTACGACTCGCCCCGAGCCGCAAGCGCGTCCTCGAGATAGTCGATCGCGGCCCGTTCCGCGTCAGGGAACACCACCAACGGCTTCACCCGCGCACCTCGAAACCCTTGGCCGCCGCCGCACGCGTCAAGGTGCCATGCTTCGCCTGAACAGCGATGCCGGCCGGATGAGCAAGCACCACAGCCGACCCAGCCTCGTCGTCGTACACCCTCACCGGCAGCGGAATCTCATGGGCACCACCATCAACGTCACCGACAGTGATCCCCTGCGAACGGGCAGCATCAGCCACCTGCCGCGCCGCCTCACCAACCTGCGAGGCAACCAGACGGCCGACAATCCGCTCCCAGCCCGGACGAAGGTGAACGTCAGACATTCAGACCTCCACGCGCAAAGAAGGGGCTACCGTGCCACCATGAAATGGCTGGCACTCGGGACACTCGCCATCGCGCTATCAAGCTGCGCGGCCGAGGAAGCAGACATGGGGCGGATCGAACGACAGATAGCGTTCCAGATGCGCCAACAGGGAGCGGTCAAACAGGTTCGGGTCGACTGCCCCACCGGCGTCGACTGGAAGCCAGGAGAAACCTTCGACTGCACCGCTTTCGGTGGCGGCCAGTCGGCAAAGATCACGGTGCTGATGGAGGACGACTTGCAGTACGAGTGGACGCCCTAAGAGGCCCGCTTCACGGCGACCTCAAACCCAGCCTCCCAGCCGCCAACCGACCAGTCACCAGGCATCCCCTCAACCTGCCACTCACCATTCATCGACGGCGAATGGTTTGAGACGATGAGGAGCGCGTCCGAGTTGAACGACTGACCGAACGGGCCATAGATCGTCGCCGCAGTAATCACAGCAGGGGAACGAGGATCCGTCCGCTCCGACGACGACCGCGGCGCAATCAGCGCCCAATCCAGCGTCGTGTCGCTCGAGGACACGGTTTCGTCGCCGTACTTGTCCGTCGTCGTGGTCACCGAACGGACAACCACCGTGCAGTTCGAGAGCGGCATCAGGGCGCAATCTCATACAGCGGGAACCCGGCGATGTCCGCCCCACAAGAGCAGCACGTCGCCCCGAAGTTCAGAGCACAAATGTCGGCGTGGCTCGTCGCACACCCCATCGTGTCAACGGTGAACGCGCCGGACGGATTCGCGTCGCTCGAGCAGATGTCCTGGAGCTGCGTGATCTCCGAAGGCCACAGATTGAATCCGACCTTCTGGCGGGTGTCGATCGTCTGCCCGAACGGACCGGCCGTCTGTGAGGCGAGAGCGCCGGAGCCAGCATCGGCCCAACGCTTCACCGCGCCGACTAGCACCAGCCGCGCCTCAGCGAGAGCATCCGCCGAGGGGGCCGGGTGGTCATCGTCCTCGTCAGCCCAAGTGAGACAGGGAGCGACCCGCGACGCCTTAGCGTTAGCGCCGGCGACCATCAGATCGACCAGCTCGTGCGACTGAATCGCAGCGGGCAGGTCATCGGTAGTGATGATCTCGGCCACGGGTCACCCCCTGTCTCGGTGTTACTTGGAGGACTTCTTCGCGGAGGCCTTCTTCTTTGCGGGAGCCTTGGGGGCCTCCGGCTCGAAGCCGAGGATGCGCAGCCGGTCGGCCTTCTCCTCGGAAACCACGACCACTGAGCCGGTACGTCGGCTCACGAGACGAACGTCAGTCATTGGATCAGGCGGCGTTCTTGATGACGGCGAACGCGTCGGTGTCCATGATCGCGTAGCCGTAGACGACCTCCGTGCGGAGGGCGACCTGGTTGGCCCGCTTGAGGTCACCGGAACCGTCCGGGTCACCGAAGCGGATGACCTCGATGGGAACTTCGCGCTGCACGCCCCACCGGAGCGCACCCTGGAAGTCGCCCAGGATGGCCTTGACGTTCGGGTTGGTCGTCGCGTAGGCGCCACCCGAGATCGTGGCCTCCGGAGCCGACACGGTGGTCGAGACCGCCGCGTTGAGCCCATTGAAGTTCGTCACGCCCTGGCCGGTGCCGAGCTCAGGGAACCGCTTGCGGCCCGAGTCGTCGTCCCGGATGGTTGCCAGGGAGTAGGCGAAGGTCGGGTCGAAGGCGATGCCGTTCACCGAATAGAAGCCGTCCGCGAGGATCAGCCCGACTGCGGAGTCGATGTCCTCGTCGGGGTTCGCGGTCGCGATCTCGACGGTGTTGGCGGTGTCGAGGATCTTGGCCGGCGAGCCTGACAGGGCGACGCCCGTCAGCGGGTTGATGCCGTGGTAGACGATGAGATCCAGCGCACGCGCCAGAGCCTCGGCCGCGGCGTCACGGCAGGCAGTGAGGACGCCGAGCTGGTAGTCCTCGTCGGCCCACAGCACCTCCTCGTTGAACCGCATCGTCACCTGAACCTTCTTCGGGGTGACGGTCTTGGTGCCGAAGGCCGGCTGGGACTGCGACTTGTTCGCACCCTCAGCCACGACCTCGCCCTTGGGCTTGGTCGAAAAGGTCATCAGCGTGGTCGTGCCGAACATCATCGGGGTCTGTCCCGACAGCTTGGCGACGGTCGAGCCGGTCTGGACCTTGCTCCACAGCCCTGCGGCCAGGTGATTCGGGAGCGAAAGCCCACTGGTAGCCAGAGTGGCCATGGTTGGGTCTCCTTAGAGAGAAGGGTTAGCCCTCGGAGAAGAGGTTGCGGGCGAACTGGCGCTCGCTGTTCTCCTCGCCGGAGGGAGGGGTCGTGCCCTCGCGGGGCACATGGTTGCCGTTCTTCTTGCGGTCGGCCTCCCGTGCGGTGAGACGCCTGGCCTGCTTGGTCAAGGTCTCCTCGTCGGTGCCGGTGAGGAACAGTTCGATGTCGTCGGCGTCCGTAATGCCGTGCTCGGTCGCGACTCGGAGCCGAAGGGACTCGGCCTGAGTGCTGGCGAGCTGTTGCTCGAGCTCCTGGACCCGACTCGCGGCCCTCTCGGCCTCGGTCTGATTGGCGGACTTGAGTTGGTCGAGCTCGGCCGCCTTGGTCTGGAGATCCTTGTAGTCCGCGAACTTCGCCGTCGCGCGCTTGACGCGCTCGCCGATGATGCGGTTCAAGTCCTCTTGCGAGGTGATCGCCTGGAACTCGTCAGCGGGGGGCGTGTCTCCGCCGGGGTTCTCGTTGCCGCCCTCGGGTGCTGCCTCGGACATGGTGTTCCTCCATCGACCGCCGATTGACCGCTCGGCGTAGGCGTGACCCGCTCAGAAGGGCGGGGAGATCAGAAGGCCGGTTCGGCCTGGCATTTGCAGTGGTCGTGAGCCTCGAAGTCGGCGGTCGCTTCGGTGTAGACCGCGCCGCGACTGAGCAGCATCGAGCAGAAGCCACACTCACCCGCGCCGACTCGGCGCCATCCGCGGGCCTTCGGGTCTGCGATGCTCGAGACGGTCACAGTGCCGCGCGCGAAGTTCGCTACACGGCGTTGCGCACCGCCCACAATGAGCGATTGGAAAGACGGGTAGTCGTTCGCCTCAGTAAGCGCCCATCCGATGAGCGCGTGGGCACCCACGTCCTTGATGTCCGCTGGGATCGCAGTGAACGAGCCGGCGATCTCACGTTTCGCCCGCAGTTCGTCGTACCACTCCGCGGCGATCGTCCCGGCCGCTGCGCCGTACTGCTCGACCAGCGGAGGAAGGATGTCGTGTAGGGCTTCGCCGGCCGCCGTAGCGACCTCGAGCCGGTTCCACACGACCGTCAAGTCGCTCGCGAGCTCGGAGATGAGGCCCGCAATGTCTCTACGGAGCCGTGTTGCCGTTGCCACGAGCCGCGAGGATCTGGTTCAGGACGGCACTGCCCGCCGCGCGCCGCTTGTCGGCCAGGGCACGCTTGATCTGCTGCTCGTCGAGCCCCAAGAGCTCGAGCCCGACCTCGCTGTCAGCGAGCCATGGGACGGCGGCTAGCTGCTTCATGCCGGCGTCAGCCTGTGCGGCGCGCGACAGGTACACGGGAGGGCGCCACTTCGTGTCGATCGACTTCCACGAGTCCGGAATGTCCTTCGCGGCGACGCCGTTCGCGATCGCCAGTGCCCGAATCTGTGCGCGACGTAGGGGGGTCGACCAGTCGTCGGTCGCACCCTCGGCTTCGGCGATAAGATCTTCACGGGAAGCTACGTAGGAGTCGGCCGACGTCGGGTTCGACATGTCCGAGACCCCGAGGGAGGTCAGCGGGATCGACGTCTCGCCCGAGAACAGCTGCGCCTGCTGCTTGAGAGCGGCCAGATGCGGCTCGGGCGATGAGGCGGGGAACTGCTTCACGTCGGCGCGGGGCGTCGTGGCTTCCTCGTCGTCCGGGATGCCCTTGATGCGCCCCAACATGACCTGCCACGCAGCCTTCTGGCTGCCGTCCGGGTTCTTGAAGATCGACTCGTCGGCGCCCAGCATCCACATCTCGGGGAAGCTGTAGACGTCCATGTGGCCCTCGAGCCGGATCACCGTCCGAAGCGCCTGATCGTGCAGCGACATGACGTTCCGGGAAATCCGCGAGGAGCCGAATGGGCGGCCGAGACGGGGCTTGTACGGCAGTGGGTCTGCGGGGACGCCGTAGGCGTGTTCCTGAATGTCCGAGGACCACACGCCGCCGTCGCGCACGGCTGTGATCGTTCGGCCGTCGAGGTACAGGGCGAGGCTAGTTGGGTTGCCGTCCTCGTCGCGCCCCGTGATCGACAGCAGGTTGTCGAGCTGCCGGCGTCGGGTGTTCCAGTCGCCGGTCGCGTTCATCGCGTCCTTGAAGTGGATCAGCGCAGCAGGCTCGTCCGGGCCACCCTTGGTCGTCACCACGAAGGCCGTCGCGTGGATCAGCGACGAGACGAGTCCCTGGTCGACCTCGGACTTAAGGTTGTTCCCATCCCACAGGTCCCGGGCTCCGAGGCTCTCGAGGTCTCCGTCAGGCCACACGAAGCCGTCGAGGTTGCAGCGGCGGGCCAGGGTGTCGACAGCCTTCGCGGACCACCCGAGCACCAGCCCGAGCCTGTAGTACTGCGGCGGGATGATTGAACCCACCTGGCGGATCGCTCGCTTGCCGTCGTAGTAGCAGGCACGGAGGTAGTTCCGCTCCCGCTTGGCCTCCAGCACCTTG